CGTCGTCGTTTAGTTGTTGCTCCTCTTTTCCGCAACATTACAATGCAAACCAACGTAATGACCATTCCAGTTAATCCTGAAGGTGGTACTGCTACTTGGATTCAAAACTTGGGCGTTAATGCAGCTACTCAAGGTTTTGGTACAACCTACTCCGCAGGCAATACAGCTACTCACGCACTAAAAGAAATCACTTTAAATTCGTATAAAGTTGCTACAAACGAGTACTTAGCATACGAAGAAGAAGAAGATGCTCTTTTAGCCATTATGCCTGTTGTTCGTGACGGTATGGTTCGTCGTGTTGCTCGCGCAATTGACAGGGCCTTTTTACGTGGAGTTGGCAGTGGTACTGATCCCGTTAAAGGTTTGGCACAGTGTGCAGTTGGTACTGGTCAAAATGCTAATGTAAAGAAAGTTGCTGCTAATGCCGCTGCGGCAGTCGCTGCCGCTGTTAACGTTAGTGATCTTCGGGCCATGCGTAAAGGCTTAGGCGTTTGGGGTCTGGATCCTGCTGATGTTGTTTACATTGTTAGTAGTAATGTTTATTACAACTTGCTTGAAGACACCACATTCCAAACAATGAATCAAGTTGGCGTTCAGGCTACCTTATTAACCGGTCAAATCGGTCAAATCGGTAACTCCCCTGTTTTAGTTAGTGGTGAGTTTGCTGATCCTACTCCTACTGGTGGCAGCGATAACAGTGACGCTACTGCTATCTGCCTTGCTCCTAGTAACTTCTTAGTTGGTAATCAGCGTGGTCTGCGTATCGACACACAAGAACTAGTTGAAACACAGCGTCGCGTTATGGTTGCTAGTATGCGCACTGGCTTAGTCCAAGTTACAAGTAATCATGGTGCTGGTGTTAGCAAACTGTTTTACGCTACAGCCTGATATTTTTGAATCACAGACAGGGCTTCGGCCCTGTCTTTTAAAATGGCATACTGTGTCATTTTAAAAGACAAGAGAGGATTTTATGGCATACGAACTAATTACCCGAGCCGAATATAAAACTTACAAAGAGATTAGCAGCACCACATTGGATGCCAAGATTGACCAATTGATCCCTCGTGTAAGTGAATTGGTAAAAAGTACATGCCGTAGACGATTCAATGAATATGTTGATGATGCTAAGGTGGAAGTGTTTAACGGGGACTTTCCCGAGTTTGTGTTATCAGAAACGCCTGTGATTGCCATCAGTTCAGTAGAATACAGCGGTGACTATGGTCAGACTTATACTGCGTTAACAGAGTATTCCGACTGGGTGTTGGATAACAATACCATAGTGTGTGTTGCTAGCAGTCGTTGGACACGTCAACTTCGCGGATATCGTGTAACTTACACCGGCGGTTATGAAACCATACCTGCAGACTTAAAGTTGGCTGCGTTAGATATTGTGGACTATTACATTCGCAACGATGCTGCTGTGCATACCCACTTAATGCCAAACCCAAACACTGCACAAATTCAGTATGTTAGTGGCACAAATTTTCCTGCAAACATTAAGCGTGTGTTAGATCTTTATACTGTCGATTATTCATGAGTATAAGCGCATTTAATAAAGTTATTCAGAGCCAAATATATAAAAAATGGCTAGAAGAAATGTCTGGTAAAAACATAATTAATACCGGAACAAAGGCGTTACGGTCTAGTCAAGAAGTAGCTCAAAAAACAGATTTTTATATATCTGAAAAAGATATAGCTTTAATGTACAAGACTATTACTGGAAAGAGCCTTGAAGAAGCCGGAATAAAGGTAGACAATATACTGCAAAGCTTACAACTTGGTGATCAAGATCCTACTATAAAAAATGCAGTAGTTGGTAAGAGTATTAAGGTTGAAGGGGTTAACGGATTATTTTTCTCCCAAATAGGTTTTAATACTATTACCACTCGATTAAATAGTGTCTTTGACAATTTAGCGGGTGTAAGGGAGGCGTATAAAGAAGCTGAAGCAAAATTTGCCGAAACAGAATTAGAATTATTAAAAAAAGATCCAAAGTATAAAGCCGCATCAAAAGCTAGCGAACGACAAGCTATGCAAGATAAAGTTAGAAAGCTTGCTGAACAAAGAGCTTCTATAGGTTTTTACTTCAATAAAGGGCACGTTATAGGCGTGGCTACAAACTTAACCAAAGAATTTAAAGCTACACTTGAGCAGGCCTACGATAAAGCAATTGCTAATGGTGATAAAGCAGCCGAAGCAGCCAAAAAAGATATTTTAGATGTTTTAGATGCTTATATAAAAAAGCTAGAGCAAGACGATTTAGCAACTGCAAATTTATTAAATTCAAGTATTAGTGCAGAACTTTACGCAGAATATGTAAAAAATAGTAGTAGGTACTTGGTTGAAATGCAATTAAGAATAGGTAACCAAGCCGCTGGCCGAGATGTAGCGCCAATTATTAACGAATTAACTTCGGTTTTTAGTGGCAAGTTGAGTGATACTGCTTTAACAAATATTTTAACTAACTCACCTCAGCTGGGACAAACCTTATTAAGTAGTCCAGGTTCTCCAAGTATGTTATCTCTTATAACTACTGATATTGTAAATGCAATTAAAGGTGTTGTTGCAAAGGGTAAGATATATACTTCTCCAAAAACCAAAGTTGCTTCAAACACTATCAAGATTACCACATCTAAGTCCGGCAACAATAAGAAAAAGATAGCTGAGTTAAAGAAGTTAAAACAGGATATTAAAAGCGTACAAAAAAAGCCAGCTATTATAAAAGCTGATATTTCAGACAAATCTTTTGTACCATTAAACCTCACCAATCTACAAAATTTAATCAATTCAAGCTTAGTAGAACGCGTTAAACAAAACATGGGAACCGGCAACCGCCGCGATGTGTTAAATCTCAGAACAGGAAGATTTGCTGAATCGGTTAAGGTAGAACGCATGAGTGAGAGCCGCGAAGGCATGATAACTGCGTTTTACAGCTACATGAAAAATCCCTATGCCACGTTTTCCCAAGGCGGACGTCAACAAAATCCAAAATCACGAGATCCCAAGTTGCTAATCGCTAAGTCAATCCGTGAAATCGCCACCACTCAAGTTGTCAACCGTTTAAGGAGCGTATCAGTATGAGCCGGCGTAGTTCAATTGTTAATGCCTTGGTCACAAAAATCAACCAATCCTTAGACGGTAACGCTCCTTATACTGTCAACTTAAACTCCAACTGCTTTAACAAGCTGAGATTTTGGGATGAAGTCACAGATTTTCCGTCCGTGTTTGTTACTCCTGGGAGTGAAACCCGCGAGTACTTACCCTCAGACTTTACTTGGGCATACTTGGGAATATCAATCAAATTATACGTGCGAGGCGAAGAACCGCAAACAGAGTTAGAAGCCTTGCTCGAAGATGTAGAACGGTGTGTTGATGCTAACCGAGTGTTAGTGTATGATGAGTTGGGGTCGGAGACTACTGAAATCTTAATCACATCAATCACCACAGATGAAGGTTTGCTAGCACCATACGGTGTTGGTGAAATTAACCTACAAGTGCGATATGCGCTTGTTTAAATGCGATGGCATGTATTCACAAACAGATAAAAGTCTAGTTTAGAATAAACATCCATCAATCTTACTAAAGGAAAGATTATGGCATTAAATCTAATTCGTAATGCGCGGGTATTTTTTAGCAGTAACGTAGATTCTACTACTGGTAAACTGCCAATGACTCAGCCTGTTACTGATATTACTACAGGCATAGCTACTAGTAGTACTGCAGGTGCATTTAGTTATAGTCCTGCAAACACAGTCATTGCTGTGGGCAATTTGGTTACTATTACTGGTACAAATACTGGTACTGGCAGTATTACTGGTTACGCTTCTGGTACAATTTATAGAATTTCAGCAGCTACTTCAGGGACTGGTTTTACACTTACAACCGTAGATGGTACTGCACTTGTTACAGTAGCTGGTACTTTAATAGGCCTAACGTTTTCTTTTAGGCCTGCAAGCGGTTTTACAACAACAAATACTGCAGAAATTCAAGTTTTAGATGGTTTTAGTTTTAGCCAAAACAGTAACGCTGAAACAGTTAGTACAAGTGAGGCAGGTGATTCACCTGTTAGAGGTCAGCGTAGTTTTAATACCAGCTTATCGCCTGTTGATTTTAGCTTTAGTACGTATATTCGTCCTTTTAAGGCCAATTCTAGTGCTGACGTTACTTTTGAAGAACAGTTTTTGTGGAATGCTTTTTATGGCACCACAGCAATAACAACAACTAGTTTATTTTCAGCAACGCCTACTGCTGCTAGTTGGACAGCAAGTACACAAACTCTTGTACTTACTGTAACACTTACTGCTCCAGAACAAACTGAGTTAGCTGTTGGTAGTCGTGTAGTTATAAGCGGTTTAACAAATACTACAGCTAGTTTTGACAATCGTGCAATTACTGGTCCTGCAACAGTTACCGCAGTTAGTGGTACCGCAGTAACTTTTAGGTTACACAATCTTGAGCGTGCACTGAGTAGTAATGCAGCTTTTGCTGGTGGAAGTGCTAGTCCTGTTACCACTCTATTTGTATTTACTAACTTGCGCGTAGTAAAAAGCTCAGTTGGTTTAAATAAAGATTCATCTATTGTAAGTGCACACGCAAGTAACGTTAATCAGTTACAAAAGTTTGCTTTGCTTGTAACTTTTGACAGCGTTCAATATGCCATCAACAACTGTGTTTTAACTGAAGCAACCATTGACTTTGGTTTGGATGGAATTGCAACTATTTCGTGGACTGGTCAAGCAAGTTCAATTGAAGAAATAGCTACAGCAGTTACAGCAACTACTGGATCTACAGGAACTTTTGGAGCAGGTGCCGGAGGTAGTTTTGCGCCAAAAATTACTGCTGCAACATTTTTAAGTAATAAACTGTCTACTTGCCGGTTAAAAACTGTAACAACTGCTGGTACCGGTACAGCTGGGGCTGGTTATTATTTAGCACTAACTGGTGGTAGTATCACATTAAGTAATAACGTTAGCTATGTGACTCCTGCTGTAGTTGGGGTTGTTAACAGTCCCTTAACATATTATACCGGTGCTCGTACTGTGTCTGGTACTTTAAATGCCTACCTAAATACTGGCACAGTTAATACTACCTTAGACAGCGTAACTTATCCACGCGGTACTGGTGCACTGTTAAAAGATATTTTAGCTAATTCAGCTACTGCAAGTGAACCAATGTTCTACTTAGAATTAACACTTGGTGGTAAGCCCAGTGATGATGTTCGTGTAGAATTGCAAATGCCTGGTGTAAGTTTAAGTGTACCAGCAGTTAATACAGAACAGGTTATTTCTGTTGCTATTAATTTTGCTGCAGCACCTTCCAGTGGCAGCTACGCTAGTGGTGCTACCAGCACTCGTATTTACGATATCGCTGAAACCAACGAACTTACATTACGCTACTTCTCCAAAGTATTATAATACTTAATAGCAAATAACCTACAGAGAGGCTGCTGCCTCTCTGTATTATAACAATATTATAGGATTTATAAGTGTCAAATATTTCTCTTAAAACCCTGCTGGTTCCCAGCAAGTCGGTTACTGTTGAATATCCCGGAATGCCTGGATTTGAAGTTGATGTTTGTTTTTTAAGTCGCGAGACCTTACAGAGTATCCGCAAAAAAGCAACCAAAACTTCATTCAAAAATCGTCAGCCTGTTGAAGACCTAAACGATGATCTTTTCTTAGAGCTTTATGTAAAAGCGTCCATCAAAGGCTGGAAAGGTTTAAAACTGAGTTATCTTGAGCAGCTTGCACCTGTTGATGTTTCTAAAGAAGATAGTGATGCCGAACTGGACTATTCCGAAGAAAACGCACTAATGCTAATGAAAGCCTCCACAAACTTTGATGCTTTTGTAAGTGAACAGGTAACCGATCTGGGAAACTTTTCCAAGAACAAAGCGAACTGATAAACACAATGTTGTTGTCATACCTTAAAAATAGTGAGGTATCGATGACAAAGGACCAGTACTTTGAAATGTGTGAAATGTTGGGAACAGAGCCCGTGCCGGAACAAATACCCGTTGACATGAGTGACTTTCCCGACGAAGTTCAAGAAGCCTTTCAAATTTACTATTTACTTCGCGATGTTTGGGAAGGCATGTCGGGGACTTATATGGGCAAAGACTTCAGCACCATATTTGAGTTTTTCCGACTGTACAGCATAGAGTCCCAAGATCAACTATTAATGATCGGGTTTATCCGACAAATTGACTCAATCCGCAGCGAAATCTTTCACGAAAAGCAAAAAGCAAGAGAAGCCTCTAGGCCAAAAGCCTAGGGGCTTTTTTGTTGGTCAAAATTTTTGGGTTGACAAAATTTTGCTTTAGTGGTATAATTAGGCTAATGTAAAACTGTTTTTGACTGCTTTTACCCAGCAGCTACAGGCTAATTGCCAGGAGAATTAGATGGCTAATAATCAAACGATTAAAATTGGCGTTGAAATCAATTCAAACAGCGCCAAGGAAACAACACAAGCCGAACGGTTAGGTGCTGCTTTAAAAGACGCCGCCGCAACCGCACAAAAAATCAAGATTCCCGCTGGTGGTGGAAGTGGTACCACTGGTGTGCAACAAGTCATGCAAAAAAGCCAACCCGTTGGTGCACAAGCTGTTATGCAATATGGTCAACAACGTGGAACTGCGGGCATCACAGGAGCAGAAGCGCGTGATTTTGCACGTCAAAGCGAAGGCTTGGGCGGCTTGGTCAGGTTGTACGCTACCTATGCTGCAAATGTTTATGCGGTTGGAGCAGCTTTTCGTGCTTTAAGTCAAGCCATGGATACTACCAACATGATTCGTGGGTTGGATCAAATTGGAGCTAGTAGCGGCGTTGCATTAGGCGGTTTAAGCAAACAATTAGTAGCTGCTACTGGCGGAGCCATTAGCTTACGTGAAGCTATGAGTGCCACTGTAAAAGTAACTGCAGCAGGCTTGGGTAGTGAAAATGTATTGCGGTTAGGTCAAGTAGCTGCAAAAGCTTCACAGGCTTTAGGTGTAGATATGGGCGATGCAATCAGCCGATTAAGTCGTGGTATTACTAAGTTAGAACCCGAACTTTTAGACGAATTAGGTATTTTTACTAAAATTGAACCTGCTGTACAAAAATATGCTTTAAATGTTGGTAAGGCCGCGAGTCAGCTTACTGATTTTGAAAGACGACAAGCTTTTGCTAATGCTGTACTAGAAGAAGGCGAAAAGAAATTTGCAGCTATTAAAGTAGACGCAAATCCTTACAATAAACTAGCGGCTAGTTTAGCTAATATTGCTCAGAGTGGTTTAGAACTGGTTAATAAAGTTCTAAGTCCTATTGTAAATTTTTTAAGTCAAAATCCTACTACATTAATAATTGCTCTTGGTGCAATTGGTGGAACACTATTAAAACAAGCCATACCTGCTATAGGTTTATTTAGACAAAACTTACAGCAGGCTAGTAAAGAAGCAAATGATATTGCTCAATCAAGAGCAAACAGAGCTATTGCTATTCAACGCGATCTAAATCAAAAAACACTACAATTAGTTGAAGTAAGAGCAGAAAAAGAATCAGCAATATTAGATGCCGCAGAAAAAAAATTTGTAGAACTTAAACAAAAAGGTGTTGCATCTAAGGCTGTTCAAAAGGTACTAAAAACCGAGAGCACTGCAGATATTAGTGAAAAACAAGTACGTACAGTTGAACGCGAAGCAAAGTTTGCAAGCAAAAAGTGTTTACAAGATGAAGCTAATCTATACACGCAAATAGCTGCTGCTATACGTAATGGTAAGGCTGCAGAAGAAGAATATTTACGCGTTAAGTTAGCAGGTGAAGATCAACTGCAAAAGGATATTCGCAGCAGAACCACAATTATTGGCTTAAATGCTAGACTAGCAGAAAGTGCAGAAAAAGCCAGTTTTAAACAACAAGTAGTTGCAAATGCAGCTTATGCAGGTAGTTTTATTGGCCCTATAAATGCCGTAAAACTAATGGCTGCAGAAATTAAAACGTCTGATATAGTACTTAATAAATTTTCAACAACATTGTTGTTAACAAGAGGAGCTATGGCAGCCTTTGCAGGTGCAGCAGCAACTGTTGGGGCAGTATTAGCTAGTGCACTTGGCGTGATCACTTTAGTAGTAAGTATAGGTTCAATCTTAGCAAGTGTTTTCAGTAATACAGCTAAAGAGTCTGCCGCAACATCTGATGCACTGTCTCAATTGGAAGAAAGTACAAAAAATCTTGGTAATACAATTGATATCATAAATAAAAAACCTTATTTAGAACAATTTAATGCTGAAACTCTTAGTGCTCGTGCTAATGCATTAGAGAGTTTTTCTGCGGCCTTACAAAAAACAAACGAAGCTGCCCAAAAAGAATTAAGTGCAATGAATTGGATAGATAAATCAATTGATGTTGTAAAAATGATTTGGAGCGGGGACGTACAAAGTAAGCTAAATAAAGAAGTTGCTTCTGGATTAAGCAAAGCTTTTGGAGATGCACAAACTAGTAATAGTGAAGCAGGGAAAGCCGCAAAACAAAATATTAGTAAGTTATTAAAAATAGACCCTAAACAGTTAACAGATATAAATGCCGTAGATAATGCTTTGTCAAAGTTAAGCAGCACGGATGCCGCAGCGGCCATAGCTCAAATCAATGCAGAAACAGATAAACTAGCCAAAACTAGCAGAAATTCCGCAACTCCACTTTTAGCAGTAGAAGAAAGCTTTAAACGAGTTGCAGAAGCTCGACAAAAGTTTGTTAATGAAAGTATTCCAAAAGATACTTTTTCTGATTTTGGAAGAGCTTTAATCTCTGGTAGTTTTGAGTTAGAAGCAGCATTAAAAAATCCTGAAACTCGACTACAAGCTATTCGTCGCACTTTTGATGAAATTAAAAACATTGGTGGTATTCCACAAGATTTATTGTTAGGTTTGCAGGATGCAAGTCAAATAGCGGAAAAAGTACAAGTATTAAATGTAAGTTTAAATAACACTTCTTCTCAAATTGATAAATTAACTAGCCGCAAAGACGATCTTGAAAAGAGCTTAAGCGACCCATTTACTAGACTTAATTACGATAAAGCCACAAAAGCACGCGAAGAATTAGAGAGTGTTACTCAGCAAATAAATAATTTACAAAAATCTAAAGAAATAGACTTAAAAGTATTAGTACGTTTAGATACTGATTTACAAGCTTATAACAATACTATAAAAGAAGCTCAAATAAAAGTATTTGAAACTGGTTCACAAGTTGTTGCAAATAGATTAAGCGTAGAATTTGCAAAAGCTGGTGCTACCATTAGTAAGGCAATTGCAGGAATTCTGCCTGATACGGAAGAAGGAATTGCACTACGAGCTAAATCAGACGTTGCTTTAATAAATGCACAAATTGCGCAGGTTAGAGCTATAGATGCTCAAATTGCGGCTCAGATTGAAAATACTTTAGCTTTAAAAGAAAGAGCTCTTGCTGATAAAATGCTACAATCAAAACTATTAGCGAGTACTGAACCCGATACGGCAGGCGTACTTGGTTCTGATATAACTAAGCTAAACGGTGAAATAAAAGCATTACAACTGGCCTTAAAACCTGGTGGAAGTTTTAAGCAATTATCTGAGCAAAGGATAAAAGAAAGCAGAACTATTGGAGAGAGCGTAGTATCTTTAGGAACTTTAAAATTAGCTGAAAGCAGAGAAGGTAACCAAGCTCGAATACAGCAATTGGCTGCTGAAGCTTTTGCTATAATTGAAGGTGCAAAAACAAGTCAGCAGGATGCACAATTAAAAGTAGTTGCAAAAAGATTACAAGATGAAGAAAAAAGTATAACTTTAGATAAGCAGAGACTTACTAGCAGTAAAGAATTAACCTCTGAACTAAGTGAGCAAGGTGCTTTATTACGTCAAAGCATAGAAGCAAGAGAAAGTGCACTTAAAACGCAAGCAGATCTTTTAGAAATTGATTTAAAAATTAAAAAAGCCGAAAGGTTCCCAAAAGATTTCCCTAAGGCTAAAGCGCAGTTTGAGTTAGAGAAGCAAAGACTGCAAGCTAATCAAGAAGAAGAAGCATTTAACAAACGTTTATTAGATGCAAAAGAGTTGATAACTATTAGAGCAAAAGTTCAAGCAAAAACTGAGTCCGGTAGATTTATCACAGAAACAAATAGTTATAATTTACAAACTCAAGCTCTAGATAATAAACAAAAAGCCTTAGAATTCCAAAAACAACAAGGCATTTTAACTGATAGAGACTACATACTGCAAAAAAATGCTTTGGATATACTTCAAGCTAATTTAAACTACAATAAAGAAATATCAGCGGCTAAAAGAGATCAAAAGTTGGCTTTAATAGAGCAAACAGCCGCCGAAGATAGGTTACAGAAGGATATAGAAGCTCGTAGACAACAAGACTCTTCATTCGGTCCTCCACAAGAATTTACTCAAAGTGAGTTAGAGGCTCGAAAACTTATTGCAGATGAAGTCGAAAGAATTAATAAGGGTTATCGAGATAGCACAGGTTTAACAGATTTAAGTTATAAAAACACTCTTAATCAACTACAAGCTCAGAAACAGCTTAGCTTACAGCAAGAAGAATTTAATAATAAATTAAATATAACTAAAGGTATAGGTGAATCTCTCGCATCAGTATTTGGAAAATTTGGTACTGCTATCGGAGAAGCAGGAGTTGCTTTAACTGAACTAAATAATACTCAAAAAATTAATAATGCTAGCGTAAATTTATACGGTAAAAAATTAACAGAAATTAATGATACAATAGATGAAAGTCAAAGAAAGGGCGAAACTATTGACCCTAAACTGTTCCAAGACCGGGCGACGGCACAAGAAGACTACAATAAAGCAATTAAAAAAGCTCAAACAGATGAAATTTCCGGTAACTTAAAGGTATTAGGTTCTGCTAAAAAGATGTTTAAGGAAAAAAGTGCAGGTTATAAAGCAATTAGTGCTATAGAAAAAGTAATGCATGTTACTAAACTTGCAATGGATGCTACTGAAATAGCTTCGAACATAAGTAAAACTGCACAAATTGTTATCAATGCAGGTATTAATGCCGCTGCTTATGTTGCTGAAGCTGGAGCAGCAGGTCTTAAAGCCATTACTAATGCTTTTGCTGCGCCTTTTCCTATTGGTTTTATTGCTGGTGCCGCAATGGCAGCAATTATTGGTGGATTATTGGGTACAACTTTTGGTGGCAGTGGAAGCCCTAAAAACTTTGTACCAACAGCTGAACAACGCCAAGAAACTCAAGGTACTGCAATGAGTTACGATACCACTCAAGCTTATGGCAGTGAAGGTAAAAAGATTCGAACCCGCGAAGGCGTTTTTGGTGATACTAGTGCTAAGTCTGAAAGCATTGCAAAGTCGTTGGATCTTTTAGCTGACAACAGTGTTGATGGTTTACAGTACGACAACAAAATGCTTCGTGCATTTGAAAAGCTAAACCAATCAATGGAAAAGTTAGCTATTTCGATTTACAATGTACAAGGTATTAGCGCCGGCAGTGCTTTTGGCACTATGGAAGGTACTACAAGCAGTGGTATTAGTTGGTTATTTGGCAAAAAAACCAGCACAGAAATTTTAGATTCTGGACTGGTGTTAAAAGGCAACTTTTTAGAATTAGCCAAAGCCACTGGCGGAGTAATTCAACAGTTTGAAGAAGTAAAAACTACTAGAACAAGCGGTGGATTATTTGGTATTGGTGGTGGTACACGAGTAAGGATTGATACATCGTACCTTGAACTAGACAACAAGTCACAACAAGCTGTAAACGAAGCGTTTGCTCAAGGCTACAACACCATCTTAACACTGGGCGTTGAAGCAGGTTTAAGCCAACAAACTATTGATACGGTATTAAGCACCGTGTCTGTGGATGAATTGGCTAGTTTACGTGGTTTAACCGGTCAAGCGCTCAAAGATGAAATGCAAGCTGTGTTTGGTGCTATATTTGATGACGCAAGCATGGCGGTGTTTGAAAGCCTAAAAGACTACCGCAAGTTTGGCGAAGGTATGTTGGAAACCGCCACCCGCGTAATAAACACAAACAAAAGCATAAATCAACTTTTAGAAAACACAAACACATCAGGCACACAATTTGCTAAACTGGGTTTTGAGGCAACCGAGTCTATTGCAGACCTTTTTGGTGGTGTTGACAAAGCCGTTACCGCATTTCAAAACTTTGAAGATGCAATCTTAACCGACGAACAAAGAATGGAAAAGAAACGTG